GTAGAATCTATCGTAAAGGTCTTTAGTGTTGTTGTAGTCATAACCACTGTTTGGTGTTTGGTCAGCCGCAGCGTTTGGTGAACCATAAGGTGCGTAGTGAATACCTGTAGTAGCTAAGTTAGCTGGGTCAGTGTAAGCCTGAATGTTAGGTACAAAGTAAAATAATTTACCGATAGGTAAGTTCATTGCTTGTACTGATACGATGTCATTCGCTAATAATTTAGAGAATACACGTCTTACAATTGGGAAAACAACTGTTTCAAATGCACCTGTGTCAGATGTAGATGATGCTTCGTTAATTAAGAACGATGCTTGGTTTTCGTATAATTGTGCTACGTTTTCTCTCATGTGACCTTTAAGACCTTCTAAAAAGCCTAATTTGTCCCATTTGTTGATTGTGTCTTCTTTGATAACTTTAAGGTGTTTTAACCCGATGTTACCTACAAGACCTGATTCTAATAATGCTCCCATTTTAGTATTTGTTTTGTTTTTAAGTTTATTTTATTTTTATTTTTTTAACCTAATTTACCCATTAAGTCCTTCATTCTTAAGAATTGAGGATTTTCATAAGTTTTTGATTCAATTAGAGTTGTTGATGAACCTGTAGAAACTGATTTGTTTAGTTTTGTTGCTACCGATTCGTTAATTGATTTTGTATCCACAGTATTTAATTCGTCTTTGATTGACTTATAAAGATTTTTAGATTCTTTTAAAGTTTCAACATCATCGAATCTTCTTAGGATGTTTATTTTTTCTTTTTTAGTGGTTGAGTGTTCTGTGAACAATCTTGTTGCGTAAGCTAAGTTTGAATTAAAGATTGCAACTTCGTTAAGTTTTTCTCTAAACACATTCAATGCTTTTCTGTACTCTTCATTCTTTTCTCTCAACATTCTAACTTCTTCTGAAGTAGTTGATTCAACTTTAACACCATTTTTACCATAAACATAGTTTCTGTTATTTGTGATGCCTTTTCTTAATCCTCTACCTTCTTTGGAACCCATTCCGTATGTTCTAGCTGCTTCTTTTGTTTCAGTTTTTTCAAAAGCCTCTTTTCCTTTAGAATTTGTCATACCTTTTTTAGTTGTGTAATCTTCTTCACCTTTATGTGTTTTAGATTTATCACCTCTATTCATTCCGTAATCACCTTCTTTAGTTTCTGCTTTAACAACTTTGGATTTACCTCCCATATTTTCACCTTTCTTGTATTCGAATTTTGCTTTACCAGTACCAACTGATTTAGGACCTACTTTTTTCTTTTCATCAAATCCGCCTTTAGCTTTATCTTTGTAAGAAAATTTAGGACCTGAGCCCATTCCAACACCTTTAGGTTTGTAAGTTTCATTTGTTAAATCGTCCATACCATATTCTTCTTCCATTTCAGGATTGTAATAATCTTCTTCTTCCATTTCAGGATTGTCATCGTCTTCTTCTTCCATTTCAGGATTGTCATCGTCTTCATCTAATGTGATTTCATAAACAACTTCTTCATCGTCAAAATCTTCAACATCTGAAGGTTCAACATCAGATACGTCACCGTTGTCAGAGAAAATAGCATTAATAACGTCATCAACCGATTCGTCGTATTCTCCGTAATTCATATGGTCCTCCATTTCGTCTAATTGAGATTCACCAAGCTTAACAAGATATTCTACGTCAGCATTATCATCGGTTAAATGAACGTTTTCACCATCTTTTTTTACAATGATACCGTCATCTTCACCCATAGCTTTGAATACTTTCAAGATTTCCTCGTCAGAAGCGTCAGTTAAATCTATTGGACTTTCTTCTGAATCCATGTCCATATCCATGTCAACATCCATATCCATATCATCTTCATCAGAGTCCATGTCTACATCTGTATCGATATCCATTTCCATTTCATCGTTATCAGCATCCGTATCAACGTCTGCATCTAAATCAATCTCATCTTCTTCTTCTTGTTCGGAAAGAGATTCTTTTACTAATTGGTTGATTTCTTCCTTCATAGTTGAAGCAAGTATTCCTTTTGCATTTTCGGCTATTGCTTCTTCAACTTGTCTCATTTGAATAAGAGCCTCTTGGACTAAAGATTTGTTTTCTTTCATGAAAATCTATTATTTTTACAATATAAATAGTGTCAAATAACAAAAAATTCACTTTCGAGGTTACACAATCTTACTTTTATTTTATAAAAAAGTTTGGAGCATAAAAAAAGTGGTCGTTAAACCACTTTAATTTTTTATTCAATAACTTCGTCAATTTTACTTTCCGATACTGAGGTTATCCTCCAATCGTTTGTAAATCCTTGATACTTTTCGGTAACCTTAGCCTCGACATCGGTTACTGAGAATCCTTTAACAAGTTTCTCTTCTCTGATTTTTTTGATTTTACCTGTATTCTCATCAGGTAAATCGTACTGAATTTTTGCTACAAAATATTTTTCGTCCATAATTTATTATTTTCCCAAATAATCGGTTAATTTTCTCATTAAGTCAACTCCTTTAGTTTGAAATTCCGAATTTTCAGGTGATTTGTATTTTTTTTCTTCTTCTAAGTTCTCTTCGTACTTATCTCTATCGTCAGGATTAGTGAATAAATAAGCCCCTGGTGTTGATGGAGATGATACTAAGTCAAAACATATTAATTCAAAATCATCTTGTACTTCATTTCTTTCGCCAACCTTTTTTAAGGAACCTACTCCTCTTGAAGAAACTCCCATAGTAACACCTTGTCTCATTAAATTAGCTGCTTGGTCTCCTTTAGTGGAAACAATACCTCTTTCATGAAAACCTGGTGATGTTAACAATTTAAGTTTACCCATTAAGATATTTCTATCCCACCATATCTCTGTGATGATGTGGGATACCCTATCTAAGTCAATTAAAGACGATTCAGGGTGATTAAGTTCTGAAGTGGATAAACCCTTTTCAATTGCTTTTTGATAGTTTATAGCTTCTCTCTTTAATATTCTTTCAGGATAAAATCTTCCGTTTCTATTTGGTGTATCGTATTTTTGTAATACCGCATAAAATTCAAAAGGATTTCTATAATCTAACTCCTTTGCTTCTCTTAACATCTCGGCGTTACGAATGTCTTTTGGTGATATCCAACCTGCGTCGGTTTCAACCAATATTCCATGACCTACTTCGCTTGCTTCTAAAATTCTTAATTGTTTCATGAATTCTTTTTAAGATAAATATACGATATTACTATCTTTTTAATATTAATCGTTTTTAGAAGGTGAAAATTCAAAGTATTTGTTTTGGATTACATTCTCTTTAACTATGTTTTTAATGATTGCTTTAACCGAATCTTTTATTTCAGGACATTTGAAATCTATTTCATTGTTGGTATATAAATTAACCTCTAAGTTTAAAAAAGATTTTTTACCGTGTGAAATACCACTTGTCCTAAGGTCCAAATCAACTATACTTTGTTCTTTAAATAATTCGTGGTTTATTGAGTTGAATACCGAATGTTTAATATCTCGGCTAAGATTACAAACAACTCTATTCCAATTGTTATGTTCAAATTTAGGTGTTACCCATGATTGTATGTTAATGTATAATGATTTTAAATTTTTTGAATCTACTGTTCCGTAGACAGATTTAATTGGATTATACAGATTTAACTTTACACTTTTTCCTTTTTTCATTAAGTTTCATATTGTCAATGTTTATTTATTTGTTAAAATAATAATAAAAATTAGTTCTATTGTCAAAAACTTTCTGAAATATTAAGATATTTGTATTATATGTTAAAAGTAGATGTAAAAAAAGATGGGATAGAAAAGGCCCTAAAGACATTAAAGTCAAAAGTAATTAAAACTAAACAAAATCAGATGTTGTTTGGTAAAAAAGAATTTGTTAAAAAGTCGGTGGAAAGAAGACAACAAAAGTTGAAAGCTTCTTACGTTCAAAAGATGAAATCTAAATTAGATTGATTCTTCTAAGTTCTTTAACTTAAGGAAATTAAGTTGGTCAAATTTTTCAACTTTCAATCTATCAATTGTTTCAGACAATTTTGTCTTAATTTCAAATTCATTTTCGTTTTCTAATAGAGTGTTCAATTTAGAGATTGTACTTTCTTTTAAAGTTTCAAATTTTTCTTGAAGTAATGAAGTATCTTCAGACATTAATTGGATGAATTCTTTTTTGGTTGATTCGTCAAGATTATCAAGATAACCCTTCATTGTTTGGTTTGCAATACTAACCATAGATTTTAAAGGAATATTAATTGATTCCTTTATAGTTTCAGGTTTTTGTGAAACCAATGTCTTAATCAAAGTCTTCTTTGATTGAACTCTTTCCATTAAATCCAATTTGTTAGTATAAACTAACGAATCAATATTAGAATATTTGTTTGAAACATTCTGATATGTTGTTTTTGGTGTTTTAATTGTTGGTACCAATTTTTGAATTAAGGTAATTCCTTCTTCCAAGAAATCTTTTGCATCGGCTTCGGTTAATCCTTGAGGTGTAGTTAATTGGTCGTATAAAGAATATAATTTTGACATATTCTTATTGTTCAAAACATTATGTTTGAACTCTTTTAACGATTTTTTAAATTCCTGCTCATTTTTGTAGGATTCTAATAAATTGTTTTCAATTATGGATTTAATTTGTCCGAAAGTCATTTTGTCTATTTTCAATATAAATATTACGAATTTAGTAACTTATCCAATTCTTTTGAAATTTCTCCCAAAGAATCTTGACCTTGATTCAAATTTAAAAATCTTGATTTTTCTGCAAAATTATTTTCTAATAAAATATTCATATTTGCCCTTTTAGATTCAGGTGTTACTTCACCTCCTGCTGGTGGTGCAGTTTCACCTCCTGCTGGTGGTGCAGCTTCTTCACCTGCTGGTGGTGGAGCTGTTTCAAAACCTCCTCCGCCAAATGATGGTACGGCACCCGTATTTTCACCCCCTGTAGTTGCAGCAGCATTTGCAGTTGCTCCTGAAGTATTACCATACAATTTGTCAATATTATCAAATAGACCTGTTTTGGTAATAACGGTAGGAGTTGCTTTAAGCTCTTCACCAACGGCTCTTTCAATTCTTTGTTGTTGTAAATCCAATCTAATTTCTTCATCAGACCAGTTAAAGATATGTTTCTTAGCCCAAGTTGATGATGTAGGTTGAATACCATTTCCTGGGTCGGCAACCAAATCTTTATACAATAACACTTTTTCTTTCCATACATCAATTTTCAATAAATCGGCTTGTGTAGATGGGTTAGATAAACCTAATGTAAAGTTTTGTAATTCGTCCTCAAATCCTAATAAGAATAAGTGAACAATTGCAATCTTGTTTAACTCGGCAATCATTGATTTTTGAATTCTGTTGATTGTACGAGCAAAACGGATATCTTGTAATGATAAGTTTTTACCATCACCAACAACTTCTTCAAATCCTAAGAATGCCTTAGGAACACGAAGTGCGGTTAATAATTTCTTTTGGATATATTCAATATCCGCAATTTCTGATAAGTTTGTTGCTCCAGGTAATGTTGTAATTGGGTCTGGTGCTGCAGGGTCACGAACAGGGATGAAATAATCTTGGTCAACCGCCATTTGATTGAATCTCATATCCACGTTTCCTGTTTTAGCGTCCACAATTTGTTCTCTTTTAAACTTGTTGGCTACACGGTTTACGTACGCTTCAACATCATCATCATTCATGTTACCCACGAATACTTTAAACATTCTTCTTTCAGGTGCTCTTGATGTACGATAGATTAACATCGCATCTTCTGACAACAATAACTGTTTCCAAATACGTCTTGCTTTCTCCAACATTGATGTACCATAAGGAAGTTTTCTGTCATCACCTAATAATCTAAAGTGAGCAATCTCCCATGATTGGAATTCCATGTTTCTGTTTTTCCAAGTAAAATGAAGAGCCTTTTTATTCTCGTCTTGTTCCTGTGTGATATCAACAGTAATTTTAGCAGTTACACCAACCTCATGACGTTCAATTTCAATTGTTGGTAATTGTTGACAACCAACAATACCTTTTTCAGGGTCTAATTTCATATAAACAAAATTATCACCATACTTACAAGTGTTTCTTGTCCACATTGGTAAGTTAGTATTGATGTCAAGGGCATTGTTAAATAAATCAGCTAATACTGATTTAATTCTTTTTGACTCAGAATAAATTTGAAGAATAAAACCATCTTCATTTGTTGTTGTAGATTCTTCAGAATAAATGTCTAATGCCGCAGAAATTTCAGGAGTATATTCCATCGATTCATAATCATACTGAGCAGATAATCTTGATGGTTCATAATAAATCGCTTGAGAATATAAGTTGTTTTCAACTTTAGCCCATTGATTTGTTAGATAAAATGTTTGTTGTGCTTGAAGTTTTTCTCTCTCATAATCATCACGATTTGGCGTACGCAGAAGTTCTTTTTTATCAAACTTAAAAGTCGGATAGTCCTGTTTCAACAGTGAATTTGGGCCGAATGTTTGCGATAGCCTCTGCCAGACCGTTAGATTTTGTTCACTCATATTACAATTTTACTAATTACTTTGATAATATAAATACTTATCAGGCACCAAATAGCCATCCGTATTTTTGGTAATCAGCTTTAGTGGCTTCACCATTATTACCCATACCATTACCTCTACCCATTTGAGGAACCATTGGATTAAAGAATTCAGAAGAGTTTTTGTTTTCATTAACAGTGGTTGCCCATGAGTTAATCATTGCTTTTGTATGATTGGTTACTTTCTCTAAAGATTGGAATGATTTTTCTGCAACATATAACGCCATAGAAACTCCCATGATACAGTCATCATGATGACCTTTTTGGTGGTCAGGTCTTCCGTTAATATAAATGAATGTATTCATTTCATTGTATAATCTATTTGAATATACTTTAAATCCATGTCTAACATTTTCTTCAAACGCAGATATAATTTGAACCCTTTTTGAGTTAAAGTTAATACCTGGTATTCTGTCATTAATTTTTGGGTCCCATTTCCATTTATTAGTTGTATCTACATTATCAACATATAATCCAGCTTGATATGATAATTCTTGTAATTTTCTTGATGTGGAAATACCCATACCTCCTGTGATATCAATTACACAGTAAGCATTATACATTGTTCCCCACTTATAAGCGATTTCCGCTACAACATCTGGTGGAACTTTGGCGACATATTCTAATACCTGTTCTCTTGTTTCAAAATCGATGATTTGGATACACGAGAAGTCCTCAGAGTCACCTCTTGATACATCGACACCCATTACATACTTATGTCCGTTTACAGGTTCTTTAAATATCCATAGGGAACCTCCCATTAGTTTGGCTTGTGGTTCACGTAAAGTATTTTT